TCGTCTTTATTCATAAAACGATATGCTTGTGCCCCGTCTTTTTCGTAAAACTCTGTTGTTGTAAACCCTAATTTCTTTGCTTGACTCTTTGCATCTTTGATGTTACAATATGCTATACTAGCAAGTTTAGCAAATAATAGGGATCTCTCATTAAAATTTAGTTTTGATATACTCATACGCCCTCCCTTATCTATTACAATCATATTTATCGAAACGCTAAATACATATACGGAGCATTAACATGAAAAAACGCACAAGGTCAATTTTAGAAGAATTAAACAGTTTAGGTCGTAAACACAATAATGATCGTTTAATTGAGTCTTCAGCTAGTAATATTATTGAAAGTAGTATAAATCTACTAAATCGAATATCAGAAACTTATGACGATGTTACAGCAAGTGAGCTTGAACGTCGATTTATTAATGCAATAAAAAGCGGCGACCCTCGCAAATTTAAACGTGGAATTAAAAAAGTAATAGAGGCTAAGAATAATGATACTAAGTGAAGGCGGCAATGTATTTAAGACTGAACCTGAAAAGGAAATGATGACACAACGCATCGCAACGCCCGATGTGCATCCTACTATACAGTTTATTGAAAAGATAACAGGATTAACTTTTGACGAAGAAGACTGGTTAGGCACAACAGGTAAGAAGAATGACCCCGACGGGGCATTTGAAAAGAATAGCTCAGGTGACTTAGACTTAAACACAGATGCAAACAAGGTAAGCAAAGAAGAATTGATTGCTAAACTAAGTGCTTGGTTAAAAAGCCAAGGTGTACCAGAAGATCAAATTATGAACAAAGGTCGATCTAAGCAAGACGGATGGATCCATAACGCAGGTGACCAAGTTCACTTTCGTACACCTATTGATGGAACAGATCAAAAAGGATTTGTACAGACAGACTTTATGTTTACAGCCAATCCAGACTATCAACGCGGAGCCAAGCGTGGCGGCACTGATCAGTATGGCGGAGCATTGAGAGCAATGTTACTAGCAAGCCTTGCAAGAGGACGCGGATATAAGATGAGTCCTAAGTTTGGTATTGTTGATCCAAACAATGGTGACCAACTTGTAAGTGATGATTGGTCAAAAGGTATCCCAGAAATATTATTAGGTAAAGGTGCTACTGAAGAAGATACTCACACAGTTGAAAGTATGATTGCGTTCTTAAGAAAGAATGAACCTAACTATGAAGAACTTGTTGCACAGTTTGAATTCCAATTAGAAAAAGAAGGTAAGAAACTTCCTGAAGCAAAACAAACTGGATATACAACATTAGAAGATAAACAATTAGATAGAATTAAAGAGCTGAGCGGACTTACACTTAATAGTACTAGGATGATTTCATGAGGTTAAAAGAGTTCGTCAAAGAAAACTTCCAGCATTTGGATACAAACATGTCAGGCGGCCTTGCAAAGTCAGGCAATCGTAATGCTATCAAAGAATTACAACAGTGGTTGAATGACAATGGATACGAAGCAGGTTCAGTTGACGGAATATACGGATCACGCACAGCAGGCGCTGTAAGAGAATTCCAAACAGATAATAACTTGACTGTTGATGGAGATGCTGGTAAAGAAACTATAAGTGCAATGCTAAAAACAACAGGTACACCGGTAGCCGCAAGAGTAAACAAAGCAAAATCGCAAGTAGATTCAAAACTTATAGCACAGATTCCTAATGAAAAAATTGTTCCCGCACTAAAAGATCAAGTGGAACGTTTCTTAGGCGCCGAAGTTGATGTATATGATCTTGATTTACTTATTAGAGCTACAGCCGCAGAAGCTAGTGCTAATTCAAAAGAAAGAGCAGGAGTTGCGGCAGTAATTTTAAATAGAGTACGGTCGGGTAGATATCCGTCAACTATTGAAGGTGTATTAACCCAAAGAAATCAATTCCAAGCTGTCACAGGAACTAGAGCAGATCCAGGACCTAGTAGTAACTTTACAAATGTAGGCGGCGGAACTGTTAGAGGCGTAGCAAAAGACATCACACAATATTTAGGAAGCATGAGCAAGAGTTGGCTAAACTTTACAGCAAACAATCCAAAAGCATATGGCCCTGGTACAAACTTAGATTTTATGTACACAATGAGAGATGCACCTAACTCGCAAGTAGTTGGACAAACAGTATTTGGAACGGCGTAATGAGATATAGTGAATTTAAATTAGTAGAATCTAAAGTACATCTTAAAGAAGGTGCTAGAATTGATCATGCTGAAGACATTATCTTTTGGGAAGGTTCTAAAGGAGCAATCCGTGCATTAGAATCATTAAAGCAAATGGAACAAGGTGGACACACTAACGTCACAGTTAAATGGGACGGATCCCCTGCACTTGTTTTTGGACGTAATGAAGCAGGTGAGTTTATACTTACAGACAAGTCTGGCTTTGTTAAAAAGGGCGGAGTTGAACGTGCTACAAGCGGAGACGATCTTGCAAACAACTTACTCAATCGTAGCGGCGGAGCAAACAAAGAAGATCCAACACGTATAGCATTTGCTACTAATATGAAAGACATCTTTGATGAGTATGAAAGAGCTACTCCTAAAGACTTTAGAGGTTACTTAATGGGCGACTTGTTATATTATAACACACCTAAAGTAATTGATGGCAAATATACATTTACTCCAAACATTGTTACATATAAAGTAGATGTTAACAGTGACTTAGGAAAACGTATTAGTCAATCTAAAACAGGAATAGTTGTACATAGACTACTAGACGAACAAGGTAATCAATCTCCTGTACCACAAGACCTACAAATGTTAGGTAATGAAGTAATGATATTCCCTAGTGTAACAGTTTCAAAGCCAGCTGAAATTGACGATGAAGATATAAACCAGTTAAAGGCTGTAGTTGCACAACATGCACAAGGCATTGATAAGATGTTAGATGTTAATACTCTTACACAAATGCAAATGAAAGATTTACCACAAATATTTTACACATACTTAAACGGTAAAGTTGACAGTGGACTAGCAAATATTGGCGCAGACTTCTTACAATGGATTAAAACTAGCAAAGTCAGTGCAAAGAAACAACAAAAGATAGCAGAGTATGTAGGGCAAAACAAACAAGCCTTTGATGCAATGTGGAAAGTTGTTTCAGGTATTATGACGATTAAAGACAAAGTGATAAATCAGTTTGATAGTCATGATGCAGATGTAAAATCCGAGATTGGTAGCCATGGACCTGTGTCACAAGATGCCCATGCCGCTGGCGGAGAAGGATATGTACTAGCACACCCTAAAGGTGACATCAAGTTAGTACCAAGAGCTAGTTTTACTAAAGCAAATAGATCAATACAAAGATAGGAAAAAACTATGAAAATGAACGATATACTAAACGAAGTAAATGATAACTTCGGTCTTTCACCAGAACAGCGTAAACTTGCTAACATGGGTAGAACACTTATGAATGCAGCCGCAACTACAAAAGATGACGCATTGTCAAACGTAATGTCAAAAGTAGGTAACGAACTTACTAACTTTGGAGCATTATTTGGCGCAACAAATTTAGCAGAACTTGTTAAAAAAACAGGTGTATCAGCAGAAGTAATTAAGAAACTAATGGCTTATGCAGATAAGATTGGTGATGTACATACAGATCTTAAAAAAGATCATGCTGATAGTGGCTTAGACGATAAAGACAACGACGATGATGACTTTAACGAACCAAGTGACGCAGACATAGACAGAGACGCAGTAGCATTTGCTAAAGGCCAGTAATGGATTTTATACAAGAGATACATGAGGCACGCCTCACACGCAATGATCAAAACATAAGAGTTTTGACATATACCGATTGCTGTGAAAGATTGTATCTCTCTTTGTTAATACTAGAACTTCTTAGACAGTTTCCAACTTCTACTAATGCAGCAAAACAGTATGCACAGAACACAGGCAAGTATGCTGGCTTTAATATGTTTAGGATGTCAGGAACCGATTTATATAATTTTATATATTTTGTAAACGGTGATGAAAAAGCTCTAAACAAACTGAAAGATCCAGGTGCGGCTGCACAAATGCGTAAGCGCACTACACTTCCTACAATGGTTGTGAATAGGTATCTAGCAAAACTAGCTAACGGTTCTAACATCACAGACTCAGCTCAAATGTTAATAAGTGTTGAAAATAGTTTAAGTATAAGCAATCAAGAATATAAGCAAGTACGTCGAAATATTACAAACCTATCTAGTCTAAGTACAGCGTTGGTTAAAAAAACTGTAACTAGACTTGTAATAGCGGCAAGAGCAAAACTTAGAACAAGTGATATAATTGATGACTTAGAAAAACTTACAGTCTTAAAAGACTTAGAGACATCATCTGTTATTGATACTGAACCAACAGTAAGTGTTGCAGATATTCCTACAGACGCTTTGTCAGATGTAGCAAACTATAAGTTTTTAGTTGGCAACAGTAATTTAGTAATGGCACGTAAGGTTGTACAACTAGCAACACAAGGTGTAAGCATACCAGGATCATTTGTAAAAGGTTATTTGCCTATTA